TATACCGGTTATAATGTGGAAGATGCCATATTGATCAACGAAGGGGCATTACAACGCGGACTCTTCAGAACTACTATATTTACAACGTATGAGGCGGAAGAGCAGAAGGAGATAAAACATGACGTTGTTATGAAAGAAAAAACGTTTACGAATATTGATAAACTGAATGAAGTCATAGGAATAAAACCAGATATGGATTATAGTAAATTAGATGACCAAGGAATGATTCCTGAAAATACAGAAGTTGATGACCGGACTGTATTGATCGGCCAGACGGAAATGGCGGATCAGAAAGGCGGACGCAAAGACTGTTCCAAAGTTCCTAAAAAGGGGCAATTGGGAACAGTAGATAAGACATTCATGACGGAAGGTGAAGAAGGTCAGCGTATTGCCAAAGTCCGTATTCGGGAAGAACGTATACCGAATATCGGAGACAAATTCGCATCGCGCGCTGGTCAGAAGGGGACAATCGGGATGGTGATACCGGAAGCGAATATGCCCTTTACAAAAGATGGAATTCGTCCAGACATGATTATCAATCCACACGCATTACCTTCTCGCATGACAATAGGTCAGATGATTGAGTGTATAGTAGGAAAAGGATGTGCGTATAAGGGAACGTTCGGAGATTGTACAGCTTTCTATAACCGCGAAAACAAATTAGCAGTTTTTGGAGATATACTCATGAAACATAAATTCCATTCAAACGGAGACGAAATTCTGTACAATGGAATGAATGGGAAACAATTGGAAGCATCCGTGTTTATAGGCCCCACATATTACATGCGTCTGAAACATATGGTGAAAGATAAGATCAACCATCGTGCACGTGGACCACGAACGAATCTGACGAGACAACCCGTCAGCGGTCGTGCGAATGATGGTGGATTGCGGATTGGAGAAATGGAGCGCGATGCCGTGATTTCACATGGTATGTCGTTTTTCCTGAGAGAATCTATGATGGAACGCGCGGATGCGTTTCAAATCGCCGTTTGTAATCATAGTGGTCTTATGGCGATATACAATCCAGCGCGTGATATCTTGTTGAGCCCAGGCGTAGATGGTCCTATAAAATATACCGGTTCATTGTTTCAAGAAGGTCAACAAGAAGTGCAACAAATCAGTAAATTCGGCAAGAGTTTTAGTTTAGTCCAAGTCCCGTATTCCATGAAATTGTTAATACAAGAATTACAAGCGATGAATGTGCAAGTGCGAATCATTACGGAAGACAATATAAAACAAATAGAAAATCTGAACTTCTCTCACAACTTGAAATTACTTATGGGAGACAAAGACGCTACGCCGAAGATGGTTATTGAGACAATAAAACACGAATTGGAGAAATCACAGACGGATTATAAAATAAACAGCACCGATGTTACACCTGACGAAGATAAGTATGTTGTTGAAGAAAAGAATGTTGACAACAACGACGACGAAAGCGCCAATCATGTAAATATTGAGAAAATAATGGACGCCGAAGCTCCGCGCCAACCTGGTCCGAAATTTGATATCATGAATTACATCAAAACAAAACCAAAAGAAAGTCCATATAGTCCACCATATGATCCAAACAATCAAAGTCCATACAGTCCACCATATGATCCAAACAATCAAAGTCCATATAGTCCACCATATGATCCAAACAATCAAAGTCCATATAGTCCACCATATGATCCAAGCAAACAAATGGAAGGAGGAGGTAAGAAAAAGAAACGTGTGCACTATAGAGGCGATATAAAGCCAGAAAGATTGTGGACCGTGAACAGTGAAGGAAACAATTTAGTGACGATTGAGACAGAAGATCGCGATTATTTGAAACCAGAAGATTGTATTAAAGTCGTCACGCCGGATAAGGTGTACAGTTCTGACGATTATTATGAACAATATAATAACAATGCGATTCATCAGCAAATACCACCACAGCCACAGCAACAACAAACGTACGAAAACGTGGACCCGCGATTCGTCGGAGAAGATCCCAGAAATATTATCATCGCGCCAGTTATTAAAGTTTTCAGCGGCGAAGGCAGTAAAGATATGTCTCAAACTCGTGGCGATGAAGGAATTAACAACTATAATGAAGCAGCAGATGGCGCAACCCATGCCGACCAGCCTCCGCCGCCGCCGCCGGAAATACCCGAGTTGGATTTTAGTAAACCCCTCATCATTGAAAAATCATAAAATTGAAAAGGAAATAAAAGGATAATATATAGTAAACATAATGACAACACACAATAAGATCGTCCAGATTTACAAATCGCGACAAAACATTTTGAATATTCTCGAGTCCATACATGGCTATGATATCAGCGACTATAGTGGGTTTAGCTTTACTGAAATCGATGCCATGTTCAACAACAATCAATTGGATATGTTATTGACACATAAAAAGGAAGGAGACAAGAAAATCCCCATTAAGAAAACATATATAAAATACAACACCCAGACATCCTTGAACGCAGCGTCGTTGGCTCCTATTATTGAAGACTTATATACCTTGAGCGATACGTTGACTAAAAACGACTGTTTGTTTATTATCTATGACGGGGAACCAAATGATTCGCTCATCAATCATTTGAATTTCATCTTTGCAAACGAGGGACTTTTCGTGGTGATTTATAATATAAAACGTCTGCAGTTCAATATTTTGGAACATAGTTTAGTCCCGAAAGTATTCATATTGTCGGAGGCCGAAGTGGAGGACTTGAAGAAGAGATATAATATAGACGACATGAAGAAACTGCCCGAAATATCGAGGTTTGATCCACAAGCCAGAGCCATATGTTTGCGTCCGGGCCAAGTATGCAAGTTTATACGGAACAGCCCAACGTCTTTAGAGACGCCTTATTATCGGTTATGTATCTAAGTATATATGTAAAGGAATAATATTTTTTGTCTCGGATAGGAATATATTTAGGTATTGTATATAATGAATAAGACAATGAATTCTATCAGGGAAAGTGCAAGAAATACTTTGTATAGTATTAAATCATTGGGAAAATCTCATAAGGTCAAAACACTTGCGCAATTGGGTGAGATGTCGGTTGCGGATATTGATGCTCTTGATCCTTCCGACGTAAGCAAAATTCTTCTTGATAAGACGAAAAAACCTAAACACCAGAAATCTATGAGTACAGAAAAAAGTGCTGCGTTGTTTCAGTTGGCACATGACAAAAAAACAATCCCGAAAAGAAATTCTCGCAAAGAAGCCGCACGACGGGAAAGAGAAATGGGTCTTAGAAACACGAGGTCGGCAAGGAATGCGCAAAAAAATAAAGCCGTGGAAAGACTTTTGGCTATGGCGACAGATCAGCATGCGATTGACGAATATACGAAGATGCCAAGCGCGCCAACAAACAGAGTAAGGGGAGGCAAACGAACCAGGAGAAGAAAAATTAAAAATTGAATTAAAGATATTATGTGTTGATGTTACAACCAATAATATAATATGTATTTAAGCAGTCGTGGATATGTTTTGCTGAAATCTGAATTAACTCCAACAGAAATAGACGGTATTCGGAAAGATTTGATCATCAGTCCGAAAGAAAACAAGGCCGTTAAAATCGCGAAACCAGTAGAAGTGAAGATTGTCGTTTTCAGAGAGAACGAACAAAAACTGTATATACCTCGGTTTTATGGAATAGAAAAGTTCGGACCCCCTAAGAAAGCCGAGTTATCTTCAGGAGATACGATAGACGTTCCGTTTCAGAACGAATTGAGAGACTATCAGAAAGATATTGTGAATCTTTATTTGAATCATGTGAAATCTGGATTCGGAGGAGGTATCCTGGAGGTGCCTTGCGGAAGAGGCAAGACGATCATGGGGCTCAATATCTTGAGCCAGTTGAAGAAAAAAACACTTATTATTGTCCATAAAGAATTTCTCTTGAATCAATGGATGGAACGTATTGCCGATTTCCTTCCTTCAGCCAGGGTAGGAAGAATACAAGGAAATGTCTTTGACATAGAAAACAAAGATATCGTCATCGGTATGATCCAGACAATGTATAACCGGACATACACTCTGAATGCATTCAGTTCATTCGGATTGACTATATTGGATGAAGTTCATCGGGTTGGATCGGAAGAATTTTCCAAGACATTGTTAAAGGTTGTTACTCCGTATATGCTGGGTATTTCGGCAACAGTAGACAGGAAAGATGGTCTAACCGAGTTGCTATACATGTTTATAGGCCCCAAAATATACAGCGAAGAGCGAAAAGATAGATTCGGAGTAGAAGTCCGTGCGATACAATATACACACAATCACGAAGAATATCTGACGGAGAAGTTTGATTACCGTGGAAATATCCAATACAGTACGATGATCAATGTGATTAGCGATTTTCCTCCTCGCCGACGGTTCATGATGAAGATATTGGAAGATTTGTTATCGGAAGATAGTGAGAAACAGATCATGGTATTGTCTCATAAGCGGGATCTGTTGGATTATTTAGAAACGGAAATAAACGCGTCTGGTTTCGGAACATGTGGTCAATATGTAGGTGGTATGAAAGCGGATGTATTGAGAGATAGCGAGGCGAAACAGATTGTCTTGGCGACTTATGCTATGGCGGCTGAAGCGCTGGATATCAAGACACTCAATACATTGGTAATGATATCTCCGAAAACAGATATAGTCCAAAGTGTGGGACGTATATTGCGCACCAGTTGCGATGGTAAGATTATTGTAGATATAGTAGATAGTCACGATGTTTTTCAAAATCAGTGGAAAAAACGTCGTGCATTTTATAAGAAATCAGAGTATTCTATCAAGACGATAACGAGCGGGGAATATATAAAAACTCCTGAAAAATGGAAAGTGGTATTTGATCCACAAAATGCAAAAAAAAAATGCGATGATGAAAAACCACAATGTTCATTAATTATTTAAAACGACGCCTGGTTGAAATTTTTCTTTTTCCCTTGATAGTTTTTTTCTTGGTTTTTTTCCTTTTTCCGCCCACACTCTTGGATGCGAATGCGGTTGGGGGCAGATTGATGAGATTTGTGCCGTTGTTGGTCATTTGTATTATGGTTATATTTAAAAGTCGCATGCAAAAAGTCCTCAATGGCCGGAACGGGACCGGGTTTTGTCGCGAGATTCAAAGGAACCCATTTTTTAAATTTCTGGTGAAAAACACATTCCATCAACACTTTTTTTCCTAAATCTACATATTTATCGTCGCGAATATTCTCGAACTCCTCTTCGTCTTCGCTTTCTTCCACTTTATCTAAACAATCATTTTCAACAATACGACGAAATAGAGAATTCATCATAACACTGGTCTTGTGATCCGGAATAAAAGCATATTGGTATAGTACGTCGTTTCGTACGAAAAGATAATACATGTCGTATGTGATATCCGCACTTACCCAGAACAATGTTCTTCGTGTATGTATAGGCGCAAAGAAATTGACATTCCATTGTCTCATTTCCTTTTTAAACTTGGTCGCGACATCACTCCAAACTGTACTTCTTGGAATATAATCTATCGCGTCATCGATGAGTTGAGGTCCGCCACATTCCCATGGATTTTTAGATACAATATAATTGGCGAACGGCAGTATTTTTTGCGCCGAACGATACTGTATGTGTTTCACTTTATACCCAATCTTACTGGCCCATTCTGGGGGCAATTCATTGGAAATGGAGCGATGCCACATAACAATACAATGAATGCTAAACCGCCCGTTTAAAGGTTTAATTCGTTTAAAGAAATCGGAAAAAGCCTCAAATTTTCTGGCGAAAGAAAGGGGGTACGGGTTTCCGAATTCATACCCTTCAAATGAAAAGAGATCATCTGCAATGAAATACTTGTGGTTAGGACACGATTCGTCGCCGTCCAATAAATATCCAGATAACAAAGTTCCTAAAGAAAACGAATGGGGATAATTCCAATCCAGCGTATGAATATTGTCTTGGAGCATCTGATTTCTTCCAATTTCCACGATACAACATATTTCTTTCTTTCCAGACATCGTGAACCATAAAAATGCTCGTTTCCCCGATGGAATGGCAACTGCCAAGTCGTATTCGTCGTGCGCCTTCTTATGAATAAAAGCTTCATAAGAAGGTTTTGCGTAGGCTGGAAATTTAGACAACAATCCACGAGTATTCATGTGAGTATAATAATAAGTAATAATAAGATGTGTTCATATTCAATTTTTAGTATTTGGAAAAAGAAATTTATCGATAGTTGTTCTCACACAAAACAATCGGTGCATAAAAATACCCAAAAGGAAAAACGAGAGTAGTACGTAAAAGAAGTTGTATTTTGGAAACCCGAAATGCCAGATAAAGAACGCGAACACGCAAGTAACGCCAATGTCTACTACTGCTATATTTCCTATACGATAAGAATGAATACCCTCTCCAACTTTACCAAACATGTTTTTGTAAGCGCACAATGACATACTGCTGCTATATAGTAGACCCTATAGATTCTTCTAAAAAGTGAGCGAGATCATCTTCCATATGATGATTTTCTTGAAGTTCATTCACAATATCTTTGTATTTTTCCACTTGTGTATAGTACATATCTTTTACAACCTTTTTCGTGAAACTATTTTTAATAAAATCGTAAATCATATGACCGGTGATTATGACAATGATGGAACATATTGCCTGGACTAAGATGTCGCTCAACTTCATATATGATAGAAGAAAGAATTATCAAAAGAACTTAAACGCATTAATGATAACAACACAACATGCCATATATCATATTGATTGACAAATATGGCAAGATAAAAGAACAGAAAATTAAAAAAAACGACGACGCGGAGTTATATAAAAAAGCCGGGTTTAAGAAAGAAGAAGGGTTTTCAAAACGGCATTCGTGGCCGGTCAATGATGAATCCGCGCATATTTCACTTTATGGTAAAACGGATGGTTCAGCCGGAAGAGAAAATAAATATGAGTTCCCTCCGCCGGTAGATAATGTTTTGTTTTTCGGAACGGTTGTTATCGTGAAAAGTGATGCAAATACGAATGGACTTTTAGATCTTACCAAGTCGGAATGGAAGGAAGTATATGAGAAGTTGTATGGGGGGTTTGAGGATTTGGAGGACGATGATGAAGACGAAGAAGAAGAAGAGTTAGTCGATCCGAGTAAATTAACGAAACAAGGATATATCAAAGACGATTTCGTTGTAGATGACGAAGAGTTGGAATATGAGTCGGAACTTTCGGAGGAAGAATATTTTGAAGAATAAAATTGAAAAATAATATACAGAGTTTATGTGTTAATATCCAATGCAATCATCGTTTGTGACATCTGATTCCAAGGTTTTCAGGGAGAACATTTCTCAATATTTCGGGTCGTTGTTTAACAATGAGCAAATTGGGAAGAACGTTGAAAAGGGGATATATAATTATACCATACAAGAGGCTTCGTTCAGACAGATCATTAAGAAATGGAAAAACCCGCATTTCTGTGATATATATAACGGTCGGTTGAGAAGTATGATTACGAACATTCAAAACAATAAAGACTTTTACGATAGAATATCGCAACATGAAATCGATCCTCAAACGCTGGCGTTCATGACACACCAAGAAATGTCTCCAGAATTATGGAAGACGCGTATTGACCTGAAAATCAAGCGCGATACTTCGCGGTTCACGAATAACATAGAGGCGTCTACGGATATGTTTAAATGTAGAAAGTGCAAAAGTAAGAAGTGTACTTACTACGAGATGCAAACGCGAAGTGCAGACGAACCTGCTACGATCTTCATTACTTGTCTGGATTGCGGAAAGAATTGGAAAAACTAATTCCTTTAGTATATATATAGATGTCATCCAAATCCAAATCTAAGTCCAAATCCAAATCAAAGTATGTTAGCAAACTAAGAAACCATATCCGAAATACGGAGAAAGCATATGGTACAAAAGGCGTTAGAGCCTGGTGCGTTCAGTTATTAAATGAAGAACAACAATTAAAACCAATCACTGGTGGTAGAAGAAGAACAAAAAAATATAAAAGCAAAAAATGACCAATTATAACATGTCTCTGTTTTTTATAAATGGCCTTTATGATATTCTATGCGCGGCTTGCATACTGCATATCATTGAAATTCCAGTGCTGTCTGATTTGCATTTGTCCATGATCAAACCTGAAAAACGAAATCCTATATTTGAGAGATATTTTGCATATTGGATATTTACATATGGAGTGATCAGAATGTCGGGCGATTATAAACTCATTTCTTATTCTTACTTTATAGAAGCTTTATTTTTCTTGAATGAATACCAGAACGATGCGGTTAAAGCCGACAAAGCGTGGTTCGTCATCATAAGTTCCTTAGGATTGGGAGTGTTGGGATTGAAAAATTGATTTTTTTTGCGTGGTAATTTTTGTAAAAAAAAACAATGGCAAGAAATCTTGAATCCGAATTTGACAATGAGGTTATAAAAGAAGAAAAGCTGGCGGTTGTTTTTGCCGCTCATATTCTTTCCTCTAAGAACGAGGTAGGAGAATTTGAATGTCCGATTTGTTACGATACAGTTCAAAAAGCAGAACGAGTGACAATTTCGTGCCGTCACGATTTCTGTGGAAGGTGTACGCAAGAACTACTGAAAACGAGCTGTATAGAACAGAAAAACGCGACTTGCCCGATGTGCCGTTATCCATGTTTCGTATTGGAAACGCCAGACGTGACAAACTTTCAAGAATTATCCGAACTGCTGGGAAAAATACAAGACGAGAGAGATAGGGAGCAAGACCAGGAAGAGCTTAACTCGTTCATATACTATCATTTCACACATTTAATAAATTAAAAAAATATATTTATTAAAAATGGTTTACAAACACTCTAAATCCTGCATTCTCCAATACTCCACCGACTTATTCGGCAAAGGTCTTGCTACAATAAACGGTATTTTTTTCTCGTCAAATTCCATTATAGCAATCGTCCGTCCATTCATCACGTTTTCATCTACTCTAACGAAAGGAATAGCTCCTCTATCTATTTGTTCCGCTCTCGCACCGATAATACGTGCCTTTTCATATTTAGTCAAGAAAGGGATAGAAGTATGAAGAGGGTCAATTATATTTCCAGCAGAATCGCGCTGAACTCTGGATAATGCCACCACTTCTTCAAAATTGATCGCCCGGATTTCAGGATGTTCGTTTTCCAAGTTCTCAATCACCGAATAGTTTTCCAGTTTTTTGTAGTCTTCTTCGTCGTCGGATACTTCCAGATCTTCCAAATCACCTTCATCGTCGTTTTCCTCATCGTCTTCTGGAATCTCGTCTTTGAAATCTATATTTTTTTTCCGGATCGGCTCGGCGTCTTCGTCATAATCTTCGTCTTCTTCTTCCTCGTCGTCATCCTCCTCCTCTTCTTCCTCTTCCTCCTCCTCCTCCTCTTCTTCAACGGGTTCTATTTCATTTTCGCTGTCATCTCCCATTTCATTTCTCTCGTCATTTTCAAGTTCCAGATCGGTTTCATTCTTATTTTCGGTACTCATCGTCATATATAAAAAAGGAATTATATTTATCTAAATCCTTTTCAAGTTTTCAATTTTTTATGCATACATCAATGTTCTGCCGTTTTCCAAATATGGTCGCAAATAGTGCAAATATATAAATGCTTCATGTTGTTTTCATCACATCTCATATAAATCGCATCAGTATGTTTGTCCCCGTCTTTTTCTTTTTTGTAAGTATCGCACTTTTCGTTGGGGCAGGGAATATAAATATGCGGCAAGGTAGGATCGTATTTGGTATACTTATTGATGATGTATTCTAAAGGCTTGGTATCTTTATTGTCATACTTAATATTCAAAACACACGTTCTCTCATCAGAAACCGTATTGTCTACCGTCCCACACACACGGCAGAAATATACCAACGTGTCGTCTTCTACGTGGTGATAATACTTGTTATCACACAAATTACAAAACCGAATAGACTGAGCACTCATTTTGGTTGGATTATAATATCTGTTTATATATTTTTCCAATTTCA